ATTCTCAATGAATGAGATGGCAGCTACTACTAATTATTTTACTAAATATAATATTCTAGCTACTCCTACAATAACAAGTAGTGGTGTTTTAAGTAATACAGTTAACATAGTTCCTTATGCAGATGGGAATGTGCATTTTATAAATAATAGCCAAGTAAAACTATTAAAGAAAGGATTTTACAATATACAAGGGAGAGGTGCTTACGAATCAGCTTTAAACTATTGCGACAATGCAGACTTAAAGCTAAATGCTTTCCCAACTAATACTGCAACTGGGTTTATTTTAGGTGCGACAGGAGATTCAACTGCTACAATAGTACCAGATACGGCAGGTCAATTTGATGCAGTTTCTTTAGTAAGAAATACAAGTGGTTTAGCTAGTATTGAGAATGGTAATTTAGCTGCTCCAAATTATTTCCTTCCTTATATAGGGGAAGTTCCTTTTAAATTAAGTTTTGAACATACAACTTCAACAGGTGCTAAATTGCAAATTACACTTAATACATCAGGAGGACTTAGATATTTAGATACTAATGGACAATGGCAAACTACTTTACAAAATATTACAATTGACCCATCTGAAAATTCTACAACATTTACTAGAGATATTCCACCATATATTGTATCAAGTGTTGCAATTTTTGGATATTTAAAGTTTAAGATTATATGTGATTCATCAGGTCAAGCATCCTTATTACAAAACTTTATTATACAAAGAGGAGATAGTGAAGTAAAGTTTATTGAGGCAAACTTTGTGGCTGATAATACAATACAATCTACTTTAAAAGTATTTGAGCAACCTTATGGAAATAACTATCCTACTACTTATAATTATTCATCTAATAAAGGTGTTTTATGTGCTTCAGATGGTACATTCTTAGAGAATTGGTATTCATCTTGCCCTAGTGGTACTCCTTTGGGTGCAATAGATTTAGTTGTATTTATGACTTATCAAAATATTAGGAATGTAAATAAGAATGTGGCAACTGTGGAATGTGATTTAGGAGAACATATAAGCGGTGGAGGATTTGTCTATTTAGATAAGGTATTTACTACAACGGACACAGTTACAGGAAACTTGTCTTATACTGGTAAGAAATTCATAATGAATAGAGTAAGCCAAAATGCTTATGTAAACGAATTAAACTCAGTTCAATTAATTGAGGTTAGCGTTGCTGAAATAACGGCATTTATTATTCCAAATTACATTACAGATACAGGTCAACTAGGTCCGTTCTGGTTAGCACAATTTAATATTAATATAGTTTAACTTTGCAATATGGCAGATAAAGTACAAGGTAATAATATGATTCTCTATTGGCAAAATCCCAATGGGCAATTCTATTTTAATGGTGGTGTGTCAAAAGGCACAATAGGTGGTAATTCTTACTATCAATTTAGTTCTACTGAAAATGTAGGTGCTAGTGTAAACTTTACTGCAACAGGAGACAATGTTATAGCTAGATTTATTACAGATGTTAATAAACCTAATATGACTTCTATCCCTGCTGGAACTTGGACTTTTAGTTCTTATGTTTCTTTAACTTATAGTTTAGATTATTCACCTTCTTTTTACTTTGTCGTATCTAAGTACAACGGAACAACTTTTACACCAATAGCAACAAGTTCTACTACTGCATTAACTTCACTTAATAAGACTTTATATTCTACATCGTTAAGTTTCCCAGCTACCTCTTTAGATGTAACGGATAGAATAGTAGTAACTGTTTATCCTTTAAACGTAGGTGCAAGAGATATTTTCTTTTACACTCAGGGAACTAATGTTTCTAAGGTAACGACTACAATACCAACAGATATTCCTTTTGCTTGTTCTACAAATTGTTCTTTCTCGGTTAGTGTGGACCAAAAAGAAGTAACAAGTCAAACAAGTGCTTGGTATCGTGAATTTAAGAACGACATAGCTAATTGGAGTGTGAATTGCGATGGATTAATAACATTAGAAAATTATGGTTATTTATACTTATTGCAAACGCAACAAAATAGAACACAAATAGCCATTAAATTTGCTATTGACAATGGAGTAGATGGCTTAGTAATTATAGGTGGAAATTGTAATCTTACGAGTTTACAAATCAATGCTCCTTACAAGGACATAGGTACTTATTCAGTAGGTTTACAAGGTTCTGGTCCTTATACAACTTCAGGAGTTTCAATAAATCAAAATGGTGTGATAATAACGGCAAGTAGTCAAGTGTATATGAAATCTGCAACGGCAGCTGGTGGAGAGACTACTATTACTTTTGCAGATATGATAGGAAAGACTTGTCTAGGCTTTACAAGAGGTGGTGTAGAGGTAAGAGAGATACTTACAACAGGAACTCCTACAAACGACCAAATTAAGTTTACAAGTGCAAGTGGGGTGGTTACTTTTGGAAGGGCATTAGAAGCAGATGAATTTATTAGAGGAATATTTCAATAATTAATATGAGCAATCAATTACAAATATCAGGAGCAGCAAAAATTAGGAGCATACAAGGTCCAGTAGTGGCTAATAGTGGTGTAATAACTGCCTTAGATGGTGATGCTTCTCAATATGTTAGAGGAGATGGTACTTTAGCTGATTTTCCTACATCAACAGGTGGAGGTAGTTCGGTTTCTTATTATCTTAATACAAGTGTAAGTCAAGGTACGATAGGTGGGGTTGCTTATAAACAATTAAGTAAAGTTCCTATTAGTGGTGCTGGAACTGATGTTACTATTTCGGCTAATGGTTACATAGCAAGTTATATTACTGATGCTAATGACCCTGCTTTATTAGAAGTACCTGCTGGAAACTTTAATTGTGAGTTTTATTTTAGTGTAAACTCTAATTCTCACAATCCTTATGTTTATGCAGAACTTTACAAGTATGATGGTTCAACTTTTACTTTATTAGGTTCTAATCAAGCAATCCCAGAATATTTAACTAATGGAACTACATTAAGTGCTTATTATTTTGCTATTCCTGTGGCTACTTCGGTTTTAACTATAACTGATAGAATAGCAATTAGAATATATGTAAACGTAGATGGTAGAACTGTTACTTTACATACTGAAAACAATCATTTGTGCCAAGTAGTTACGACCTTTTCTAAGGGATTGACTACATTAAATAGTTTAACAAGACAAGTACAATTCTTTCAAACAGGCACAAGTGGAAGTGATTTTGCAATATCTTCAAGCGTAGCTACTCATACTTTTAATTTGCCTGTGGCTTCGGCTGCAAATACTGGTAAATTGAGTTCAACTGATTGGAGTACATTTAATGGCAAAGTTCCATATACAGGAGCAAATGCAAATGTTGACTTGGGTATTTATAATTTAACTGCTGCTGGAGTTACTGCAAATAGTTTTAATGCTATTGGTAGTGGTGTTCAAGGTGGTTATTTATATTTAAAAAAAGGTTCAAGTCCTTTTAATGTATTAGTAGGCTCAAACTCTATAACTGCTGAAGATTCAAAATTTATATTAATGTCTGATGCTGGTTCATCAAATTATAAATTAGCTAATATTGATATAGGTTTATTAACAAACAACACTGCTAGAACTTACACACTTCCAGATGCAAGTGGTACTTTAGCTTTAACAAGTGATTTAAGTTCTTATGTACCTTACACAGGAGCAACTGCTAATGTAGATTTAGGACTATTTTCGCTTAAAGCAAATGGTATATTAGCATACGGAAATGGAACTGCTGGTGGTATAGTTTCTTTTACACAAACTGGAACTTTAGCTGGTGTAGCTACTGGTGCTGCTTCAATTGGTTCTGTATCTGCTGGTAAATTAAATATTTATTTTGGTGATGCAGGTTTAGAGGCTGCTATATTAGATAACTCTTTATTAACTGCTGATAGAACATACAATCTACCAGATGCTTCAGGTACTCTAGCACTTACTTCTAATTTATCTTCTTACGTTCCTTATACAGGAGCAACTGCAAACGTTGATTTAGGGTTGAATAATTTAACTGCAAATAATGTATTTGGAGAAACAAGTTTAAATGTTAAAGTATTACCAAGTGGTTCTGTTTTTTCAACAGGATATTCTGTTTTATCTTCTTTAGCTGGTAAATTTACAATGGCACAAGAAGCGACTGTTGGTAACTTAAAAGCATTTACTTTTGATTTTTCTGCTTGGGCAAGTAACTCTAGTTATACTTATACTTTACCTGCTGCAAGTGGAACAATAGCAATATTAGAAGCATCTATACAAGTATTTAGTGGTACTGTACAAATACTAGGTCAATTTAATACTAAATATGGTATTTCAATAGAAAAAGGTAGTACCCCTTCTTCATTTAGTTTTGCTGATGTTTTTATTTATGCTGCAAGTGGAGCTGCAAATATTTTAAAAATTGCAAATAATACTTACACATCTACTTTAAATTTTCCTACAAGCAATCAAACATTTACTTACCCTGCTGCAACAGGAACTTTGGCTTTATTAGAAAGCAATCAAACTTTTACTGGTTTAAATACATTTTCTTCTGTTGCAAATATGAGTGCTACATTACAAGTGCAACAAGGTCTTTTTTTAAATCAAGCTATTCAAGCAAATACAGGTTCACCATATACGGCAATAAGTGGTAGAGCAAATGGTTTATTTATATGCCCTAATAGTGGTACTGGTTATGATTTAATTTTCCCTTCAACATCAAGTTATAGTTATACTTTCCCAGCTGCAAATGGAACAATAACTTTAGGAACAGGAACTACAAACTACGTTTCTAAGTTTACAGGAACTAATACCATAGGCAATAGCTTAATATTTGATAATGGAACTAATGTTGGAATTAATAGTTCTACATTTACTTTTGCTGCAACGGGTAGAACAAATTTAGTATTGAATGGAACTACAGATTCATTATTTGAGTTTCAAAATAATGCAATTAATTCTGCATATCTATTTTCAACTGCAACAGGATTTGAAATTAATGCAACAGGTAGTAGAGCTATACAATTTAATACTAATTCTGCCGAAAGAATGAGAATAACCTCAGCAGGTAATGTAGGTATTGGTACAAGTAGTCCAAGTTATTTGTTAACTGTTTCTAATACTTCATTTAGTGGTGGAGCAAATGGGTTATTAACTTTAATAGGTGGAAGTGAATCATCTATAATGTTTATGACAACTTCTTATGGTGCAGATACTAATAAATTATTAATAGATAATGCAACAGGCTCAATGCAATTTAGAGTTAATAGTGCCGAAAGAATGCGTATTGCAACTAGTGGTCTTTTAACACTTACAAGAACAACATTTTCAAGTATTCAAGCAGTAGGATGTTATGATGATACTTCTGCAGGTGCAAGGTCATTATCAATAACTTCAAGTGGTTCAATAGTATCAGTACCATCTTCATTAAGATATAAAAAAGATGTTGAAACTTTAGATTCTAATATATCTGAATCTATTTATAAAATGCGACCAATATGGTATCGTTCAATATCAAACCACGATAGAGATGATTGGTCTTGGTATGGATTAATTGCTGAGGAAATAGCTGAAATAGAACCAAGATTAGTTCAATGGGGATATAAAAGAGAAGATTATATTATTAATGAAGAAACAAAAGAACAAGAATTAAAAGAAGGTGCTGAATTGCAAGCAGATGGTGTTGACTATGCAAGAATTACTGTTTTATTAGTTGCAGAAATGCAAAAGATGAATCAAATAATTCAAGATTTACAATCACGATTAGATAACGCTGGATTATAATTAATACTTATATTTGTAAAAAAACAATACTATGATAACAATCAACGAGCAACAAATTAAAGAATTAGAAGCATTTATCAACACTATCCCAACTGCTTATGGCTTACCCCTATTGCAGTTTTTAGGTAAATTAAATGCAGAACAAAATCCTCCAATAGAGGAAGCAAAAGAAGTATAATGACTCCACATAGCAATCAAGCCGACTTTGGAATGATACTGAGTATCACAAGTGCTGCAATCAGCATCGCAAGTATTCAACCTATTGTAACATTCTTTGGTAGTTTGGTTGCTATTGCATCTGGACTTTTTGCCATTAGATATTATTGGAAAGCAGCAAAAAAGTTTAAGTAATGAGAGACATTGTAATTACTTTAGTGATTGCAGTAGTTCTTATCTTCATCTTTAACGGAAGGTACAACGGAAACGAACCTACAATAGTAACTCACATAGATACTATTTATAAGCACGAGATAACAAAGAAATATATTAAAGGGGATTCTATCCCTTTTGTCGTTTTGGGTATTGATACAACCATTGTACACGATACTGTACGTATAGTTCAAGATTATGCGTACGTACGAGCCTATTCGGACACTATAAAGATAGATTCAAGCACATTTATCATTAACGATACCATCTCCAAAAACAAGATTCTTAACAGGGGGTTTTACGCAGACATAAGTCAAAAAACGATAAAAGTAGAAACCATTAGGACAATACCATCCAAAAATGACCTTTATTGGGGTATATTAGCCGATTTAAGGGCAATTGACAATAAAGTGGGCGTAGGAGTTGGTTTAGCTTTTAAAACCTCTAAAAAGGGCTTATTTACAATATCGGCAACTACTAATCAATATTCAATCGGATTTTACACTAAATTCTAATGAAACTACCTGTATCATATAAAGAGTTCGTTAAGCAGCCAATTGTGGCTACTTTATTCATTGTCCTATGTGGAATATCGGCTTTGTATGTAGATGTAAGGTCAACCTTTC